TGTTTTGTGTTGCTACCACCGGACATGGTTCGTCAATCCCAGGAGCGTTATATTTCCCCGTACGGCTCATAGAATTATACTTCACGAGGAAGGCATCCTTTCCTCCGGCTACAAACTTGATAAGTCCGGCATAGATACGCTCAAGCGTTTTCTCTGCAAGAGGCTTTTCCCTGAAGATGGTAGTTCCTTCATCAGAGAAATCAAGCACATCCTTTACCGGCTTCCACTTCTCCAGCCGCGAAAACATATCTTGCCTACCACCCTTACAGTGGGTCGGTTCAGGGAATACTATCGGCAAACTCTTTTTAGCAAAGATGCCGAAGAAGCGTTTTCTTGTGGTATAGGCGCCGAAATCGGCAGCATTCAGGATACGGTGTTCAAAGTTGTAACCATATTTTTTCACGTTGCGTACCCACTTCTGATAAAGTCTTCCTTTATCCATGCTGATAGGTTTCCCATTCTCATCCATATCTCCCCATGACATAAACTCTTCTACATTTTCAATCTGAATGTAGTCAGGGTCTATAACATCAATATAACGGAAGAGATGTTCTGCCAGCGTCCGGCTATCAGCATCTCTCGGTTGACCGCCTTTAGCTTTCGAGAAGTTGGTACACTCCAAAGAAGCATGAAGCATTATCATCGAATCAGGATATAATTCACGGATACGTTCAACAATAGTATTTATCGGTGAAAGCTCCAGTGTACGAATATCCTCAATGAAATGAAGTGCATCAGGAATGTTGGCATCATGTGAAAGGACAGCATTCTTATCGTGATTCACACAGCAAACGACTTTTGCACATCTATTGCCATTTAAACGGGCTTCTTCCACGCCTTCCGACAAACCACCGGCCCCACAGAATAGGTCTATGACAAATAATTCAATGTCGGACAACCCTTCTAAGCTGCATAATATCTCTTTCAATGATTTCATAACTCAATCAATCTCCTTCGGTTTCCAGTCATTAGGAACTTTTGCCCATTCTCTGAAAGCACTGTTGAATCCGTCCAAATCGGAAAACATATCCATCTTGGCGGTATCGGTGGTTACAAGGGTGGCGAACTCTTTGAAATACTTGTCGGCAACTCTAACAAAGTCGTTGTGCAGCTTCTTCAAGTTTCCAAGCAGAAGACCGTTTTCAGCCATTAAGTCGCTCGCTTCTTCCACCAAGCTGTTGGCTTCACAGTTCAGCAGGTGTGCAGCGGATAGCAACATGTTCATTCTGTCAATGCTACCATTGGCTACGGCGGCGTCAATTAGTTGTTTTCTTGGTTTCATAATCGTGTATCTTTTTTTCATCAGTTACAAGTAAGTCCTTAAACAATAGTCCGCTATCCAGTAGCAGACAAAATAAAAAGCGGCATACGCTGTCAGGATTGACAGAATAGTCGCTATCAGTTTTATATCTTTCATCTTCGGCTTTCCCCCTCGATTTTTATCACATTGAACATCTCTTTCACCCGGTCGGCAATATAATCCCCATACCGTTGAGAAAACTCCTTGTCCGGGTCCAGATTGGTAGTCATGTGGGTGTAGAAACAATATCTCTGCTCATAGCGCAGTTGCAAGACGGTCTGAATGGCATTGATGCCCGTACCAAAGTGTTTGGCATCCATAGGTTCCCGACCCACCTCGTCAATGGCAAGATTGTGCATACATGACCTGTCTGTGTATTGGTTTAACCCGACAATTCCTTTCTCGGCAAACAGCAAGGCAATCTCGGCAGCACTGGTGAACTGAAAGGTCAATCCGGCATCCGCACCGCCAATACAATAACGGGCAATTTTTGCTGCATAGTTCTGTAATCCTTTCAACAAAGTGGACTTGCCAACTCCGATAGGGCCATGTAATAACAAGCCCTTATCCAAATCAAGCATTCCCGGCATTCCCCATATCCATTGATAAAGGGCTTTCAGCAGTTGGCGGTTGCTGTCATCAACTGTAAAGGCCGGGGAAACGGATTTCATGGAAACTACGAGTTGGTTGCGCCAATACATGTCAGCCTGCTCCCTGCTCCATTGCTTATGGTTAGCTCTGTTTGCCGAAGACAATTGATTTGATACCGGCAGAACTTTCGTCTGGTTTTGTATCAGGTTTCCGATTGTTTCCATTTTTAGCTTGTGCTACGATTTCATTAAATTTAGAATTGATATTAGTTACGCTGAAATTATCAAATATCCACCCCTCTTTGACCGAGGAAAGAAGGTATTGAAGGGCATACAACAGAGAATCATCGGAAACGTCCATTTTCTTTTGTTCTCTTTGGAATTTGAGCTTATTCAAGAGCTGGGACATAGCCCCGGCATCCTTGGCTGTCCAGTAGTAGTCAGCCCCGAAGGTTTCCCTAAAATGCTGTTCAAATAGCAAACGGGCTTTTGAATTAATCTCTTTAGGCTTATTTTTCTTGCCTCCCCCCTTGGGGGGTGTGGGGGGAATATTATTATCTTCTTCATCTTTCTTTTTATTATTGCCCTTAGCTTGCCCCAATTCTTCTATTTTTTGAGCCATTTTTTCTGTGGTTGCCCTTAACTCCGCCCTTAGTTCGCCCAAAGCATGATTTAATCCGCTGATTTCTTTGTTGTTGTCTATGCCCTTATCTACGTCTCTTTGCCTGCCCTTGACCGGATTATATTCATCATAGTTACATAAAGTAATTACGGTCATACCTTGTTTATTACAAGTCGTTATCATACCTCTTTTTTTAAGTTTGGCAAGGAAATAGCGCACTTTCTTTTCAGACCATTGCCAACGCTTCATCAAAAACGATACGGATGCTGGATATTGACCTCTTGTATAAGAGATTTCCCGACCTCCGATAAGTTCGCTGTACGCCTTGTCGGTTGCCTCAAATCGTGCGCTCTGAATCAAGTCGAGCCACGCTTCGCATTCCGAAAACTTACGGGCTACTTTCCACATTTCATTCGAGAAAAACTTGCGGCTTAGCCTCAAAAATCCTTCGTCCATAGTCTTAGAATCTCACGTTAGTTAATTGCCTTCCGTTAGAGAATACAGCCCATTTCCCATTTCCGCTATCAAACAACCGTAAGTCCGATACCTCTCCGAAACGTTTGATATTACCGCATAAATCCACAATCCATCCACATTCTTTAGAAGGATGCGGGCGGATGGCACGACCGACTATCTGATACCACATGGCAAGTGACATTGTAGGACGTGCCATAACTACCGTATCAAGTTCCGGATAGTCAAAGCCGGTGGTTAATACCCCGACATTCGCCACTACCGAAATTTCACCAGCCTTGAACGCTTCAAGTATCCTTTCGCGCTCACCTTTTGGGGTGTCACCCGAAACGATTGCGGCTCCGGGTATAGACCAGGTAAGCCGCTCCGCTTCTTTCAGAAAACGGGTAAATACCAAAATACCTTTCCGTTTTCCTCCGGCTTTGGGATTCATCAGCCTTTGGACAATATGAACGAGATAGCCGTAAAAGTCTATCCGTTCATATTCTCTCTGAACTGACCTATCCGTGTAGTCGGCACCAGTGGTATTTACTTTCAAATTGAGTTCGTTCCATCCCGAAGGATTCATTGGATAATAATTTAGTTTTGCTAAATATCCCAAATCTAATAGGGTTGATACCTGTACATGGTAAATGACCTCTGAAAAGACATGAGGCTTTGTCCGGGTGATGAATTTCAGCATAGAGCCGAAATCACGGCTAGAGCTTAAACGGTATGGTGTTGCAGTCAAGCCAAGAACCTTGCACTTTACCGCATCAAAGAAATCCTTGTACATTCCCTCTTTAGGGTTTACAAGGTGGCATTCATCAACAATGATGTTCTTGAAGTGGGTAAACAGCTCAGGATGATTCTTCACACTGCCGATGGTGGCAAATGTTATCCGGCTTATTTCTTTTGAGTTAAAGGATGCAGAATAGATGCTGCAATCAAGAATGCCGTATGAGCAGAGTTTCTTGAAGTTTTGTTCTAAAATTTCTTTTGAGGGCTGAAAAACCAATGTATGACCGTCAAGCCTTGCGGCTATATCCGCTATGATAAGACTTTTTCCACTCCCCGTAGGCAGAACCATGATAACATTCGTCTTCTTCGCCCTGTTATTGAAGAAAGAAACGGCAGCATCAGAGGCTTTCTGTTGGTAATCACGTAGTTTGTACATATCTATCTTCTGATTTAATGATAAAAGGGGAATCCTCACTAAGTTTGGAAAGAAATGTCCGGATTATATAAGCCTGTTCCTTACTTAATCCAACCGGAGAGAATGAACCATCATTATTCTTGACCATCATGACAAATGTTCCTGCTTCCAAATCATTCATAACCCTTTCTCCTTTCGTAACTTCTTATTAAGTGCTTTGTAATACTTGATTAGCTGTTCGTACTCAAAATCAGTCATTTTGGAAGTGCTGGCAGCTTTCACTTTTAGCAAATCAAATTTCTGTTGACCGATTTTAGCAATTAGATTCACCCGATAGCCTTCCAAATGATCAGCTTTGAATCTGTTGCAGTGTCGGCATTCGGCATGGCAATTATTCTCATCAAACCGTGTTGTCAAATGTGTACGACTGAAATAGTGCCCGCAGTCCGCTTGTGTAAGCGGCTTTATCTGTCCACATGATATACATCGGAAGGAACCGTTTGGCATACAATCACGAAGCCGGATGAAAAGGGAAAACTCCTTGTCGAGTTTAGCTTTCAAATCCGGCTTCTTCTTTACTGTTACCCCTGCTTTATCAAACAAGGGTAAAGGCTTGTTTTGCTTTGATTTCTTTTTGTATCTAAACAACATGAAATTATATTTTTAGTATCTTTGTCCTAAACCAATAAATTAGATTATGGAACTTGATGAAATTCTAAGAAAGTTATATTCTCGAAACAAAATAGAAATACTATCTGTTATAAACACAGCGTATCATATTTCTATTGAAAACTATGACAGGCTCGCTCACTGTGTTCACACAGGATTTTGTTGTAATACACATAAGGGTAAACTAATAGGATTTATTTATTGTATAACCAATAAAGAATTATATTTCCAAGGTAACAGTAAGCGATTGCTTGGGACGTATATGAGGCCTAACAAATCTGCGTTATTCAATGATTGGTTAGTAGCGCAAGCCTCTGAAAGATCTAACTTATATCGCCATTGTATATCATATAGTATAAATGAAGGAACAATGAATGTTGTTGATCCCAATAATATAATAAGGACAAATGATGGAAAATACATTGTTTATGCAGGAAAAAATGAATGGGATAAATTTACCATTATCAAAGGCAAATCCAATATAGAGTTCCCTATATTGGATTTACCAATACCAACGTTCTATTGTGGCGGGGAATATAGATTTAAACTCAAGTAGATAAGCGAGATTCCCAACTGATCTCTTTGCCCAACACTTACCCGTGTTTGCCTGCTCTATCTATAAAGATATGGCAGGCTGGTTAACAAAGTTATTCCATATAAGCCATTGAAAACTCTTTCGGAATAAACCGCCCGACCGGAATAGGTTTGGCTGATTCAATAGCCGTGTGAATTTCTCTCTTTTTGAACTCATGTCCCTTTTCTTTGGCTTGTTTCTCACATTCTTCCTCTTTGTTTTTGAGATAGTGGGTAATAAGCATCATCGCTCTGTCAACGTTGAAGGTGTTCACGACAAAAGTCTGAACCCTTTCGTCTTCATTTTCCCCATCCGTGAATGTGATTTTCGTCTCAATCTGGTAGAATTTCTTTTCATTCGGTTTAGATTCTTCGTCGCTATCTTCCGTCTCATCGTCCATCTTATCAACGTATTCTGCCATAGTGATTTCATTTTTGAGATAGGCAAGCGAAGCATCATCAACCTTGCGTTCTTTTAAGTTGTCAGTAAGAATCACGCAAGAATCGAACTCCTTTATCATTGTCAGGGTGAATCCGAACTGATAATTGAGTTCGATGTAGTCTTTCAAGATAAGGCAAGCATTCTCTAGCCCAGTGGCATACAGCAAGAACTTATACTTCTTGTCACTTATTTGTGCTTGTGCAAGATAGGGATATAAGAACTTGTTTTCATTCTCGAACGCCAAGCGGTTCTGGTTACTGACTTCCACTTCCTTGATACCGTCGGCCTCCATACTGAAACGAATTTTCGCCAAAGTGTCTTGGTCTATTAGCGTACCACGGTCGAAAAGAATTTCATTTCGTTCAATGGTTACTGTTTCACCGGTATCTTCATCAATAAAAGATTCCTCCCATGTTTTGAGGACACGTTTTGCAAGGTACATGTTGAGCATCTTCTTCGGGTCAGATGTCACATACCGGATTTCTGTTTTTCTTGTTTCTATCATAACTAAATAAATTCTTGATTTCTTTGTATTTCCTGCTGGGCGTATATCAGCATTTGATGTTCATTGGCGGCAGGTAAGTAGATACCTGCCACTGATGCGCTCCAATTACGAAAGCGGTCAATCGAAAGGGTCATTTCACCTGTTGTCAGTTCGGCAGAACTACGCAAATAGGTTACTTCATTGCCTTTCTTGTTGACCGTCTTTCGTTCAAACAAATCACGGTTGCAAGTCCTCTTATAGAAGTCAATTTTGGCTTCGTCAAGGCTGCAACCGTACTCACTACCGAAATACCCTAAAAGAAGATGCAAATAGCTGTTTTGGGCAAGCGTGCGGTTGGGCAGTTTCTTTTTCACTTCCACCACCGCACGTTCACTAAACAGCTTGTTTACATACTCCTTGAACTTGGGTATTTGATATTCATTCTTCAAGTCGAACAGCATACGCTAAAAAGGCAAATCATCCTTTACATTGCCATTAGCATCAACCGGAGGCGGGAAATTCTGCGGCTGTTGCTGATAAGTCGGTTGTGGCGCTGGCTGTTGTATCGATGTTGTCTGTTGGGATTGAGATACACCGCCACGCGCATCTATTTTGTAACACCGAATAGACGCCATACGTTTGAATTCTCCGTCCTGATTCGTCCAAGAACGCCCTTGTAAGACAAATGATACAGTAACAACATCACCCTGATTAAAGCGGTCGAGTTCTGCACACTTATCGCCTGAAAACTCTAAGGGAATAACATTCTCATACTCGCTACGCTCTCCCGTATAAGGGTCGTAAGTGGTAGCATCCAAGATAAACTCCCGTTTTGTAAATGAGGAACCACCGTTTTTGGATGGTATTTGAACGGTTTGTCCGATTTCGATTATCCGTCCGGTTATTTGGTTTGCCATTAATTTTCTCCTCCAAAAATCTTTTTATCGGTTATAAGTTCTCTGTTTTCTTCCAAAAACCGGATAAATTCCTCACAATGATTAGTGAGAATAGGAATATCACGTTCTGGATTGAAAACGTATGTTTCTGTATAGGTATCTACCACAAAACCACCTTTATTGAACTCTACAATGTTGTACTCAAATGTCCGTACATCCGAACCGTTCTTCATCAAAGCGTAAGGATAAACCAAATGTTGATGGTGGTCTTTGAACTTCCCTACGGTATAGCTTCCGGTTGTTTTGATGTCGTGGACGCTGGCTGACATCAGTTCGTCAATTACCCCATAAACCAAAACATTGCCGTATGCGGTTGGAAGAATCGCTTCTACTCTTTGTTGGGTTAATGCTCCTTTGAAGTAACCGGCGAACTCTCGGCAAAGAGAAATGGGAAAAACAAATGTGCGGTCATTGTAAACAACCGTATAGCAAGTATTATCTTCGTTTCGCTCTACATCCATACCGTTCGGCTTGCGATTTTCTATAAGAGCGTCCACTAACTCATTAAAGGCTGTGCCCTTGTCGGCCGCTTCACTGTCGAAAGGTTTACGATTGATACGGTCTATCAGTTCTTGAAACTGCAATTCGTGAAATTCTTCGGGAGTATGGGGAGGATTTTCGCTCCATCCCCAATACTTTTCCCAAATTACATCACTATTCAGATATCCCCAATAGGCATCCAATAATGTTGCATATATACAGTAATTAAGCTGCTGGTTTTTCATAAGTCTTTGTCTCTTTATTGGGAACAAGCCCTAATGCTTTTGCTTTATTATTAATAAGCACTTTTGCCGCAACCATCGAACTACCTATATGTTGAAATTCACCAAGCCTTGATAACAAGTCATTGATGGATTCTGCGTCTGTCACCAGCTCAACCTGCTCTTTGATTTCCTCCATCACCTTATCGTATTTCTCCTGTGCTTCTTTCTTGGCGGCGAGCATCCCAAGGTAAGAGTTAATAATCTTCGAGGCGATAAAGTCGTTCTTGGCAGTTGGATTACCGTTCCTATCAAGGATAGTCGGCACTTCCATCACTGAAGGAAGATTGCAGGTATTCTTTCCGTCATTCCTTGATGTCGGATCGAAAGTGATAGTACGTCTTTGAACGCCTCTTTCGCTTTTCATTTCAAGATAACCGAGCAAATCCAGTTCGGTAACGATGGAGTTGTAGGATTTTTCACGTAAGGCAGGAATGAACACCGTATCATCACCTTCTTTTCTTGTGTCACGATGGGCAACGAAAATGATGTGCTTGTTCAGACTTGAGAGTGTTCTTGTCATCCAAGAAAATTCAGCATTGATACCACTCCAATCCCGGATAGACGGTTGGCGGTTACCACATTTATAAGCAATGATGAAATCCATCATCTTGCCAATGGTATCAACTACGATTGTCTGATAAGCTGACAAATCTTCCTGCAAGACCTGTTGAACATCACTCCAAGAAGTGACCTGTACTGTGTCTATGTTTTCCAAATGTGCCATATTCATACGCTTAACGCCATTATCGAAATCCAATAATAACGGTTTCGGTGCGCTCAATGCCACTGTTGATTTTCCCATACCAGCCTGGCCGTAAATCATCATTTTCACTGTGGTAGGGATTACTAATTCATTTGATTTTTTGATAAGACTCATAATCGTAAAATTTAAAGGGTTAATTATTCTCTTTCTGTAGAATAGCATCTACATCACTTTTTCGGTACAATCTCTTACCTCCTATTTCCAACCTGCACAAATATCCAATTTTATGCCATCTCCATAAGGTTGACTTATCGGTATGTAGAATCTGACTTGCCTCTTTAATGGTCAAGTAATCCTCTTCCGGTCTGATGAAAGAGTCTCTAATACTTCTCACAGTCTTTTTTACAAGATGTTCTGCGAACTCTTTCAAATCAGTGGACTTTATTGTCAAAGTAACATTGGCACCACTATTTAAAATATCCTCCATGTTCATTCTCTTACCCTTTCCATATGTTCAATTCTAAATCTTCGTAACCTCCTCATATCACCTTGTTCGTGGTAAAGTGACAAAGAAAATATGCACAGTAAGCAACATGCGACGGACACACGGACTATAGGCGAAAAATCCATCGTGAGCCTCACACCGGCTATCCGTTCATAAAGCATTGTTGCAAGTTCTCTCCCATTCCGTACATGCAATATTTCAAAAGCCTTTTGTAACTGGTTATTAATCGTGCTAACCGCCCGGCATTTGAAATTGGCAATTTCCTTTTTCTCATACCCCTGTGCATACATTCGTGCTGTAATTTCGCATTCAGGGGTGAGTTCTGTGAATACCCGTTCCATAATCGTGTGAGTTAGATGACTATGACTCCCTTTTTACAACGACAATACCTTTTTTCGGATAAGACTTTGAAGCCCATTTTTTACCCTCAAGAAGATGCTTGGCATTTAGAAGTGATACGTTGTTGCGGATTGTCTCAAGTGAAGATATAGGCAGCTCTATCGTGGCTCCTCTCTTCATGTTTCTCATTTTCTCTTTACTTTCTACCTTTTCCATAAATGTTATATTAGAATGATTGGTGGGCGTTGACGGACTCGAACCGCCAGTCTCCTCCAATGAGGTGTGTTAACCATTACACCGAACGCCCCAATAAGAAAGGTGCGCTATCTTCACAGACGGCACACCCAGTACAAACACAAAATAAAACACGACAA